TAATTTAAAACGTGTGGCAATTCTTCTACTTCTGTTTCAGAATCAAATGTGGCTGTACAACTAACTTGGTTGTCAGCCCAATGTCGTTGTAAGAACGCGGCTAAACTGAATTGTTCCCAAATCGAAAGTTCAGCCGCTGTTCTTATTCCCTCGCCTACATCAACCGGCACCTCTACAACTAATGTTGTTTTCTCTGAACCAAATGCTGGTTCTATTTTATAACCTGCCCGTTTCAATGGTTTTATTAGATCGGAATTAACTGATAACCTAATTCTTCTAAGATAAAATCTACTCTCTGGATAATGTAATCCAGGAGTTGCCCCTGCTAATAATGAAACCGTTCCACTTGGTTTTACACTTGTAGTCTTAATAGACTTGGGTACTGCAAACCAATCACTATAAACTTTATCCCAATCTTGTATGACTTCATATCCATCTTCTAACCAATTTCGTAATGTATCTAATCCATTATTAGTAATGAATTGTGCTACTCCACTAACACTACATCCAATTCTTCTATTTCTCAACATAACTCTGTTTGTATCACTCCAATGTGTTCTACCAAGTGTTACGGTTTTTGCATATAAATAAGCATATTTTAATGTACGAGCATAATCCTCATATGAATCATGATTATTTGGAAATGTTTCTACTAAACAACATAACTCATAACTCTCTAACGATTGTTCTAAACAAGGATTTCCACCTGCAACTCTATGGTCTACATCATCTCCACCATTTTTCATACGAGAAAAGTGTCTCATATTTTGTAACCATGCTAATCCAGGTTCACCATTATCTACAATTCTTTTACAAATATCTGAATAATCCATTCCTAATTCGGCAAAAACTGAATTGTTTGAAGTCCAGCCATATGTTTCTCTATGTTTATTAACTTTATAATTCTTTAAATCTAAATATTCTTCATCATGTGGATCACCGAACACAATCTCTGCTGTTCGTCTTACATTACCTGCTACGACACATTTACCAATTAGGTTCATTATATCAACAATTGTAGTAGTTGTAATTGGTTCTCCACTATTCTTTTCTAATACTTTTCTAATATCTTCGTGTACTTCTTCTAATGGTTCATGTCCACTTGATACTCCACCAAAACCTTTAATTGGTTCACCTTCTGGTCTAATTTTTGTATAGTCAAATTCTACTGGCTGTGAACCATGAAAATAACTCTCTAATAATAACCTTAATGAATCCACCCATCCTTCTCGTGTATCTGGAATCTGAAAGGTTGTTGTGTCTCTATCTTTATCAATACCTTTAACAATTATTTCACCAGCACCTTTTACATCAAAACCTACACCAACACCTAACATTGATGCATCCATTAAAAAACAAAATGGTTTTGAATAATCTTCTTTTAATGTTTTAGTAGATACGAAAGCACAATTGTTTAATGCTGCATATAACTTCTTTTCTTCAGTAATTGCTGTTCCCATAGCCCATAAACCACGACCAGGCGGTAAGAACTTCATAGTGAACATTCTCTCATACATATCTTGTGCGGATTTTTGGGCTTGCCAAGGATTCCAACCTAACTGATGTGAACTAATCCAATTCATTTGCATAGAATAAGTTCCCTCTACAACTCGTTGAACGGTTTCCCACCATCTTTCGTTTTTACCATTTTTTTTTATTCGAGAATAGGTTCTCATATAAACTAATTCACCTAAACCATTGAAGCCAAAAGGTGGTTTTTTTCTTTTGTACTTGTCTATAAAATTTCCTGATAACTTAAACTTCTCCATACGCTTCCATAACTCCTATTTCTTCATGTCAACAACTAATAATCTTCTTCCGTATATACCTATGATATATATAAACTTTTAAACAGCATTTCTTTATTTTTTTCGAAGTTTTTAAAACTTTTTCTTTGAAGTTTTAAAAATAGAACACTTGGTGTGTACTTTTTATTCAAACCCATCGCCGTCAAAATCTTTTTTCTTCTGTGCTAATGTCTTTCTAATATATTCATCAGCATTATTCATCTTACCTTGTACTTCTTTACCACCTTGTGTGTTGGTTTCATAGATTTGAATGAAACCTGTATTAGTATTAATGGTTGCTGGAAATGTAATTCCATCTGGACCAAATCTATTTTTAATCACATGAAACCTACCTGTATTTGCGATTTTATCTTCTACTTTTCTACTCATACTCATAACAAAATCTGCTGTCATAACTTTTGAATAATCTTCTGAAACCTTATCTGCTCCAATAACATCTTCTTCTAATGATGAACGATTTGCTTGTGATGCTGTCCATATTGGTACATCAAATTCCCCCGCCATACCACGAAGTTCTTCATAAACATGACCTATCTGATGTCTCTTTTCATTGAAATGTTGTGTAGATTTCATAATATCTGCATAATCCACAATAACCAAATCTGGTTTAATTCCTTGTAGTTCACATTGTTGTAAATGAGCAGTTACAGTATTTACACTAGCAGTTCTTGTTGGATAATACTTGATAATAAGATTTCCTTTTAACTTATCAATTGCTTTCTGTACATCTTCCTTGTAGTACTGAAGATTTCCTGTAGGTTGTCCACTAATAATACAATCATATCTCAATCCCACATAAGCCGCATTTAACTCCAATGTATAATGAATTACAGTTAATCCCTTTTTTACAGCATGTGTTCCAAGTGCTTGTAGTGTCCATGACTTACCAATCCCTGCTGGAGCAACTATAACACCGAGTTCTCCACCAGCAAGTCCACCATCCATTAAATCATTAACACTATCCCATGCAGTTGGTTGAGTTTCTCTTGCTTGTTTTGTCATTCTTTCTTCAAAACCAGTTAAATATTCATGTCCTATATCTCTTTCCATACCAGCAGTCATTGCTTTATCAATAATTCCCTTTATATCATCATATTGTTGAGTTTCCAATAATTCAACTGATTCCATAATTGCATTTTTAACAATTTGATTCTTACAAAATTCTAATGTTTTCTCTTTAACAAATTCTAAATCTGGGTCTTCTCTATGTTGCCAAGCACCTCTCAATGAATCTACAATTGCTGTTTTTAATACATCATTCTCTACATCATCAACCATAACTTTAATACTTTCCATTGTTGGTTGTGATTTATATTTAGAAAAATAATCCTTAATTGATTTAACCAAAAACTTATTTGAATCAGTATCGAAATAACTTACTTCAAGAATGTCTATAATCTGTTTTGTAAACTTAACATCTGTTAACAGACTTGATATAATTTTACTCTGAAATGAAGTTCCGTATTTTACTAATGATTCATTCATTCAAACTCCTTTTTAAATACAAAGATAGGTTCATATTTTGAACCTGAACCTTCACCATCTCTTGCCATTGTTGATAAATTTAATTTAAGTGTTTTGATATGTTTATAACCCATTTGTTTTGATATTTCTAATGTTGCATTTTCTATATTTTTCCCACTCGAAGTGTTCGCTATATTCAATAATAAATATCCATTATCTTTCGTAGAATCAAAAGTATTTTGTAAAGTTTGAAATAAAAATCCATCTATCCATTCTTGTTCTGTTGGAAATTTAATATAACTTTGTGTAGGTTCATCCGCATACTTTTCAGTATTAAAATATGGTGGTGAAGTAAAACATAAATCTACTTTTTCTTTTGGTTTAAAAACCTCACTACCAAGACAATGTAATTCTACTTCCTTACCAAGATAACCAAACTCTTCCTTAATCTTATTCAATCCCTCAAAAGTTTTTGTTGATGGTTCTGTACCAATATACTTTTTAATCCTATTAGATGAAAGTGCACCCAACAATCTTCCACCCCAACCACAACTCATATCCCAAGTTACACCATCACCACCATAAGTTTCATAAATGTATTTTGCAGCAGTAGGACGAAAGTTAGATACAGTTTGTGTTCCACCATATAATTTTAAATTCTGTCTAAACCTATTCTCTGTCCAATGTGGTTTATCACTATGATTAAAGTGCCATTTAATTGTCTTTCTGATTACTTCCTTTAACTTATCATCATCATGAAAATTTTCCCATGGCGTTGTTTTAGCATTACCACATGGAACTTCCCAAAATTGTGGAAAGTAACTCCAAGCCAATCTCAATCCATTCATAGTCTGAGTTATCTCATCACCATCAAGAATTTGTTCGTGTTTAAAATTCTGTAACTTTCTCATCTGTTCGTGTTTTTCTTCTTCACGAATAGTATAATGTGGAAATCCATTCTCTCTATAATACTTAAAGATAATCTCAAGAGCTTCATCGTCATCAATTCTCTCTAAACTATTACAAACTTTATGATAATCTAATGATAACTTATCTTCATCAAGAAATTTACTCAATACATCATAATCTACAGAACTCATCCCAAGTTCTCATACATATCTTGTACTTTCTTATCATAAAATTCTTTTCTTTTCTTATCACGATATCTTTCACGAGCTTTTGCTTTTATCTTATCTGCATTTCTTCTATAATGTTCCATTTGCCATCTTTTTTGAGCTTCTTTCTTTTCCTTTTTTGTTTTATATTTAATTTTTCTACCCATGAGATTTCTCCGCCATGTGATTCAATCTATTAAATGTAGTTGCCAACCAACTATTTAAATTAGGTAGTGCTGTATATAACTTATCTTCCAAAAACATTTTTTGAAATTTATGTTTAATAATTCTTTGAATTGGTTGTTCTAATTGATTCTTAACTTTTAACTTTGAACTCCCTGACATAATACTATCTGTTAAATCCATAAGTTTTTTATTTAAATGTAATTGTTCTTCTGATTTACTAATCACCTCACACACTTTATATTTGTCTTTGTTTACCAAAGAACTTTTTAATAAATCATCTATTGTAATTTCATGTGGTGATTCTAAAAATGGAAACACTTTCAATAATGTTTTTAATCCAGCACCTTTAATTCCTGGTATTCCATCTGATTTATCTCCATCCAATATTCTATACAATAAAAAGTTTTTTGAATTAATTCCATATTCATCTAAAATTCTATCTTCATCATACATTAATTTTTTTGTAGGTGAATATACTTTTATATTCTCATCAACTAATTGTAGAAAGTCTTTATCGGTTGACATTATAGTAGTTTTTGAATCTTTGAACAAATGTTTAGCACAATATCCAATCACATCATCTGCTTCTATATTTTCTATATTGGTAATGGTTAAAGGTAAACATTCAAGATACTCAATCACTCTATTTAATTGAGCAATCATCATCTTGTGTTCATCTTCACGAGTAAGTGAAACACCAGTAGTTCTATTTAAACGAACTGACATTTTCCTACCCATTTTATACTCTGGAAAGATTTTTCTACGGCGGTTAGACCCACCTTTACCATCAAATACTATGATGGTTCGTGTGGGTCTTACCATATTAATAGTATAACCAATTGACCTTAAAAAACCAACTATTCCACCAATGTGGATCCCGTCCTCATTAGTAGTTGGTATCGCGGAAAATACTCTAATAAAAGTATTTAATCCGTCTATAAGTAAAACCGAGTCATTTGGTTTACCACTATCAACCTTTCCGCCAGATTTCTTAATCTCCTCAAGTATAGATAAATGTTTCGGATTAATCACCGATAACCTCATCTGTGAATTCGACATCATCAATACCAAGTTTTTCTTGATACTTTAATATAACCTTATCACAAATGATTTGATACACATATTCTCGTAATTCATCATTTTCAGTAATTAAATCTTCCCAATCTTTTGATTGAAACTTATGTTCTTTACCCTTTTCATCTGTAAGAGTGTACCATGCACCACCTGATTTAACTAACTTGTGTTCTTTAAGTACAGTTAACCACGCACCATAATTATCTATTCCTCTATCGAAATACATATCATAATCTGCGTGTCGTAATGGTGGGCCTAATCTATTCTTGACAATCTGTGCTCTACACTTCATTCCCAATACATTTTTACCTGTATCTTTGATTTGCCCCATATTCTTTAAACGAATACGAGTTGAAGCGTGGAATGGTAATGCTTTTCCACCACTTGTAGTCCAAGGGTCTCCAAACATTACACCAAGTTTTTGTCTTAATTGGTTGGTAAATATTAAAGCAATTTTCTCTCTTCCAATCATTTGAGTAATCTTTCTCATAGCCTTTGAGATAATAATTGCTTTAGCTGTTGCCCAACCATCTTTATTAAAGTCCGCTTCTAACTCTACTTTTGTAGTAGCACCAGCAAGTGAATCAACCAAGATAGTTACTAACCTATCTTTATCACTTTCACGAACTTTAGTTACGATTTCTTCAATCGCTTCAAAGATATCTTCTACAGTTTCTAAATGTAGATATAACATCTTACTCATATCAATACCAATCACATCCATAAACTCTTGAGAAACTGAAGTTTCAGTATCAATATATACTGCCACTCCACCTTTCTTTTGAGTTTCTGCTAATATGTGAGCACCAAGTAGAGATTTACCACTTGATTCTAATCCATTGATTTCTGTAATTCTACCTACAGCAATTCCACCATCTGGTTTGTTTGATATTGCCAAATCTAACATGGAACTACCAGTAGAAATAAAATCCTTGATATCGGTAGGTGTTGTATCCGTACCATCAAGAAAGTATGCTACTTTAGTATCTTTGAATTTTTTATTTAGTGATTTAGCTAATGTACTAGCTAAAACATCATTAACTGATGACATTCATTTCTCCTATCAATAATATTGGGGCAGATAAACTGCCCCAAAGTTGTTATAATTTATGAATTAAATAGGTCGTCAAAAGCATCTTTTGTATTTGATACTTTAGACTTTTCCAATTCAGATGTAGAAACGGTATCTGATTTAGATTCCTCTTCATTTGTATCATCTTCACTTGGATTCAACCATTCATTCAAAATTTCCGTCATATCATCATATGATAATTCTTGATAGATTTCTGTAATGTCCTGTTGTTTCTTTACGACCTCTAAGACTTCTGGATCATCAGAAATTGGTGTTTGATTAGGTTTTACCCTAATGTTAGTTTTAGGAAAACTAGCACCTGTTTCTTCGGCTGATAGAAATTCTACCACGACATCACGACCATTTACTGGGTCTGTGATATCACCATAATCTGGGTCAGCAATAATGGAAAGCAGTTCTTGATAAACCGTTTTACCAAAACCCCAAAACTTCACACCTTGTTTTTCCTCACCTCTAACAATAACTGGAGCAAAAGTTCTCATTTTTGCTTCAAGTTTTCTTGACAACTGATAGTCTTCTTTACTACCACTTCCTCTTAGTTTCTGAGCAAACTCTTCAATAGGGTCTGGTCTACCAAAAGAAATTGGTGATAAATAAGAACGGTTGTTCAAATTGTAGTGAAAGAATAACTCGATAAAAGGATTATCTTTATTAAAAGCGTAAGGTACGATTCTAATTTGTGTTTTTCCTGGTTGTGGTTTCCAAAGACTGGAAGTTCGAGTGTTTGTGGTTTGTAACTGATTTAAGCGTTTTTTAATTGCATTTAAGTCCATTGTTTAACTCCTTATGTATTATTTTTCATTATCTATTTGTTAATCAAGTATAACCTTGATACAATAATAAGTATCATGTGGCCACCTTAAAATGTGATCTTTTTTCATTAAAGCAAAAAAAAAGGTTCTATTGTTTTTAAGTCTGTATATAAGTGGAAACTAAAAATCGGTCGAACCTTTTTTTTAAATATTGGAAATTTTAGGGAATGTAGGACTAGCATACCTACAACTCTCTGCTCAGATTTTATTGCCCTTGTACCTAACACCCACCAGTTATGGTGATTCTTCTCAAGATGGTTAATCTCATTGAAGTGAGTACAACCTCTGTGTCATTGCCTTATCTCTCTGAGTTTAGATTGATTCAGCCATTAAGTGGGATTTCAGTATTACCCTTACCCACAACAAGGTCTAAAGAATTGCTTCTTTATGTGTTCAGAAAGTACATTAGACAACCGATGTCTCGGTATAGAAGTAGAATTTCACCACCCCTAAACTCACCACAAGTTTGTCCTGGATTACCTTATGGGCTTCTAAAGGATACCCATTGTTCGGTCAATTCCATACGAAGTTAATTACTCCTCGTACTTTTCCAAAATCCCAAATTATCAAAAAACTTTGTATCAAACTTGATACATTAATATATATGTATATAAATCCCCAAAATACATTTTATTTTCATTTTTTTTAAAAAACTTTTGTGGTTTAGAAAGTTGCGTCTGATCGGATTTCGGCTGTTATCCAAACCACTAAAAACTTATGGTGCTGTGGTTTTCTAACGATTCAAATCAAAGGACTACCTTTCGGTCAACACCAAATTTTTTCTGGCCAGGGTTTCAAATCGGTAGAAACCCCAAAACCACCAACGATTCCAAATATGTAGTCATCGTCAAACCCACTTCGATTCCAAATATGTAGTCATCGAGAACCCACAAATCTTGTTATGTGTCTTTACGCCCTTTGACACTTTTCATTACTATCTCACGAAGTGAGTCGGGCTTTTTAAAGGATTTTTAACATATTTTCTCTCATTATCTACCTAAATATACAACATAAATACTATACAAGTCAAGCTTTTTTTTAATTATTTTACTAAAGTATAGGGTTTATTCCACCGACCAACATTAACATCAATATACCAACCGACATGAAAATAATCAGTCATTATATCCGATTTATCAAAGTTTCCAACATTCATTGATGGGATTACTTCTGATAAGAA